AGTGCAAACTTGCATAAACCATATGCTGTTTATTTAGAAAAGAGAAAATCTTTTAGTTCGGCAGATAATAAAAAGGATGAAGACGATTTAAGTTGGATGGACGGATTACTAGATTAGGAGGTTATACCATAATGAATAATTATAAAATTTATGCACATGTAAATAAAATAAATAACAAGTTATATATAGGTCAAACACAACAAAGTACAGAGATGAGATGGCAAAATGGGAATGGTTATAACCCTTATGATAATAATAAAAATAATCATTTTTGGAACGCTATTAAGAAATATGGATGGGATAGTTTTTTACATATTGTTTTAATAGAAAACCTATCTGCAGAACAGGCTTGTGTAATTGAGGGAGAATTAATTAAAAAACACAATAGCACAAATCCAAGTTATGGATATAATCTTAGAAGTGGTGGTTTAATTTCAAAACACTCTCAAGAAACAATACAAAAAATAAAGGAAAATCATGCAGATATTTCTGGCGAAAATAATCCTTTTTATGGTAAGCGTCATTCAGAAGAAACAATAAAAAAGATTAAAGAAACTCTTAATGGCAGGTTTGTTAAAGAAAAAAGTCCTGTTTACAAAAGAAAGCATACCGATAAAGAAATAGAAAGTATGAAAGGAGATAGACCTAGCGTTAAAGGCAAAAATAATCCTAGATCAAGAGAGATAAATCAATACGATTTAGAGGGAAATTTTATACGTTCTTATTGGGGATGTATGGAAGTTAAAGAATTATTGGGATATGATAATAGTGGAATCGCAAAATGCTGTAAAAGAAAAGTAAAAACGTCACACGGATATATTTGGAGGTATGCAAATGAATAACAATAAATTTATAATTTATCATTGCCATACTGATTATTCTAATACAAATGGCTATTCTGATTCTTGCACTAGTTATAAAGAGTATATTAAACTTGCTAAAAAGCATGATATGAAAGCTATTGCGTTTTCCGAGCATGGTAATATAGCTGATTGGGTAAAAAAGAAACAAGATTGTGATAAGGCAAAAATAAAATATATTCATGGTGTAGAACTGTATTTATGTACAAAACTAGAAGTAGACGAAAGAGGTTATCATATAGGGTTATACGCTAAAAATATTGACGGTGTGAGAGAGTTAAATTTATTGATGTCTTTAGCAACTTCGAAAGGTAAGAACGAAGATAAAACAGATAGACATTTTTATTATAATCCTAGAATTTCACTGGAAGAATTAATGAATACAAGTTCAAATATTATAGTAACAACTGCATGTCTAGCATCAATGTTATGGAAAAAGAGAAAAGATACTGATGGTTATTTTAAAATATATTTAGATTGGTTAGCTAAAAATAACGATAGATGCTTTTTAGAAATACAGTATCATGACTGCAATGATCAAAAGGAATACAATGCTCTATTATGGGAATTAAGTAAAGAATATAATATCCCGTTAATAGCAGGAACAGACACCCATTCATCTACTGAATACAAAGCCGCATGTAGAAAGATTTTACAGAAATCAAAAAATAGTGATTACTCAAAAAAGAAAAAAGCAAAAATTGAAGAAGATGAAAATACAGATACAAACGAGACAGATAATAGTTTTGAGGAAGAATTTGATTTAACATGGAAAACATTAGACGAATTAATTAGCAAATTTAGAGTTCAGAATGTACTACCAGAAGAAGTATATTTAGAAGCTATAGAAAATACAAATAAATTTTCAGACTTAATAGAGGATTTTAAACTTGACAAAACATTCAAATATCCAAATCTCTATGGAGACAATGTTTCTAATTTATTTAAAGACGAAATAATGCGAAAATATCAAGATAAAATAAATAAAAAAGTGATAGATAATAAAAATCCTAAATATAAACTAAATATACAAGAAGAATTTTTAGCATTTAAAAATCAAGGAATGGAAAGTTTTTTATTGTTTATGTCTGAATTAGTTGATTATTGCAATTTGAATGATATACCTTATGGTTTTTGCAGGGGTTCTGTTGGAGGAAGCACTATTGCATATATATTAGATATTATTGATGTTGACCCTGTAAAATGGGAAACAGTTTTTTCAAGATTTTGTAATGCTGATAGGGTAAGTTTAGCAGATATAGATATAGATTTTGCACCAAAAGACAGAGCGAAGGTTTATGAATTTATTATTAAAAAGTTTGGATCTTCTAAGACATCTTATATAGCACAATTTGGTACGCTTCAAGATAGAGGTACTATTGATGTATTAGCTAAAGGATTGGATTACAAGGATTTAGATGCAGTTGCTAGTATTAAGGATAAATATGAAAAGATATTCAAGGAATACAACGACATAATACAATCTGAAGTAAATTTAGAAGAACTTGATCTAGAAAAATCATCAGTTGACTTTGACAATCACGAAATATATGCTAACCAAATTAGAAGTCAAAAAGCTAATATTAAAGCCAAAAAGTTGTATCAAAATTTTCAAGATTTAAAAGAAAGTAATAAAGATTTATTTTATTACTTTGATGGTATTAAGGGTACAATTATTTCAAAAGGACATCATCCTAGCGGAATGATAGGTTCTCCAATCACATTGCAAGACAATTTAGGTGTATTTTATAGTGGTGGAGATGAAAGTTTTCCAGTCTCTACATGTGCAATGAAAGCAGTTGATTCTCTTAATTATGTTAAGTTTGATATATTGGGTTTAAAAACAGTTGGTATAATGAAAGATACATATAAATATATTAATTCTCATTATTTAAAATCTCATGAGATTGACTGGGACGATAAAAATGTATGGAATGATATGATTATGTCAAAAATTGGTGTATTTCAGTTCGAAAGTGATTTTTCTTTTTCTTTATTAAAGGAGTTTAAACCGAAAAGAATAAATGATATGTCTTTAGTTAACGCATGTCTGAGACCTTCTGGTAAAAGTTATAGAGATAAATTGATAGCAAGGGAAATCAATGAAAATCCTTCCGAAGAAATTAATAAACTTCTAAATCAAAATAATGGATTTTTAGTATATCAAGAAGATACAATTAAGTTTTTAACAGATATTTGTGGATTTAATGGATCTCTTGCAGATACTACTAGGAGAGCAATTGGTAAAAAAGACACAGATTTATTGAACGAACAATTACCTAAAATATTAGAAGGGTATTGCGGTAAGTCTTCAAAACCAAGAGAAATAGCAGAAGAAGAAGCAAAACAATTTCTCCAAATTATCGATGACAGCTCGGAATATCAATTTGGATATAATCATTCCACTGGATATTCGATGAATGGATATGCGTGTACTAGACTTAGAACATATTACCCACTTGAATTTACTACAGCATATTTAAATAACGTTGCAAATAAAGAAGATATACAAATGGGTACTGAACTAGCAAAAGAAAAAGGTATTAAGATTAAATCAATCGAGTTTGGAAAATCTATTGGAGAATACACTTTTAATAAAGAAACGAATACTATTTATAAAGGCATAGAAAGTATTAAATATTGTAGTTTTAAAATAGCAACCGAACTGTATGAATTAAGAGATAATAAATATAATACATTTGCTCAGTTGTTAACAGATATCTTTACAAAAACATCTGCGAATTTGAGACAACTAAAAATATTAACTGGTTTGGGATTCTTTAAAAAATTCGGCAAAAATAAAAAACTATTGCAATATCTAGATATATTTGAAAAGTTAAATGGAGTGAAACAAATCAATAAGTCAAAAATACAAGAAATGGGTTTGACTGAAGAATTACTAAAAAAGTATAGTAATAAGGAAACGACAGCGTTATACAAAGAATTGGATATAGTTGGTTTAGTTACAGAGTGTACAAATAATATTGAAGATAAACCTCTATCAGTTAAGGAACAAGTTAAATTTGAAAAAGACTATTTAGAATATGTTGTATATGTAAATGAAAATGTTGGAAGCAAATATTATATTGTTGTTGATTATACTACTTATAATGATAAAAGAAAACCATACGTTACGTTAAGACAAATACAGACTGGTGATGAAGTTAAAACAAAAGTGAAAGACCCACAAATATATGTAGAAAATCCATTCGAATTATTTAGTGTACTAAAGGTAAATGAATTCAATCAGCAGTTTAAAACAAAAAATATAGGTGGAAAATGGCAAAAAACAAATGAAATAGAAGATATATTATTTGATTATGAGGTGTATTAATTGGCAAGTAAAAATAAAATAATTTATGAATTCAAGGGAGTCGTAGTCGCAAACCCCTACAATACAGATGATTATAAAATATACGCTCTAGAAGTTGATGATACCAAATATCCACATATAACAAAAAACACATATGGCAATGTCAGCATTCTAGGAAATTTACCTGATCTTGAAACAGGTATAGAATACTCTATAAAAGCAGAAGAAAAGGAAGGAAAAAATGGAATATCGTATAAAGTAATTAATATAGGAAGGGATATGCCTAAAACAGAGACATCAACTAGATTGTTTTTACAAAGCATATTAGATAGTAATAG